CACCCTTACTAACCATTTGCTGTAAGGCTTTTAACGCATATTCAGTTTCATAAGATGATTTACCGAGAATCGACATTGATCGGGATACCGCTTCAAATACTTCCCGAGTCTGTTTACCTTCTAATGCAGTACCTTTAGTTGCAGCAGCAAGAGCGGCATAAGATTCAGCAGCAGACGAAATATCAGTACCAGTCCGTTGAGCTACTTGTTTAATGAACTCCATTTCCTTTGCAGCAGCATTCGCGCTACCTGCAACAATACGAAGGGTACGTTCAGCAGAATCAAGGGCAGCATTTACGTCATATATTTGCTTTGCGACGAACAGGCCAGCCATAGCGCCAGCCGCCTTGTTGAACGCTGCCATAAGCCCGCCAGCACTCTTGCCAGCGGCAGTTGTAGCACCACCTGTAGCGGTCAATTCAGCTTCGAGTGCCTTGAGGCGAACTTGTGCGGCCATGAAAGCTCTGTCGAAATCAGAACCAGTAGCTTTGGCATCATGAGCAATGATCCTGAGTGCCACGTCGATCTTAGACATTTCGGCCTTGATCGCGGCAGCAGACCGGACACCAACAACCCCGAAGGCATTATCAATCGCGCTACCGGCAACCTTGGCAGCAGGCCCGACACCACTGAGCCTAGATTTCAATGCCTCGATCTTGTTGGCAAGGTCAATGGCTTGTGCGGCAGCTTTGGATTCAGCGGCAGCAAGGTTCGTGACATCGACACCGGCAGTTGTCAATGCGCCTTTTAACTTGAGTATTTCAGCGGCAAGTGAAGCCTCATACTTCCTTAAATTTTCACTTGCGATACCGGCCTTGTTTACCTCACCAGTCTTCTTTGCAAGTTCAGCTTGAGCCGATTTAAGAGCAGCAAGCAACGGAGCATGGGCGGCAGATGCGGTAGCAACAGAAGCCTTCAGTTGCGACACTTCCGCCTTGTAACCAGACATAGCAGTCTTAGCAGCATCGAGGGCAGTTTTTTCTTCTAATGTAGCTTTGCGCCAATCAGAAACAGAACCCCTCAAAGCGTCGATATTAGCCTTCGCCTGAAGGTAATTTTGCTTCGATGAAGTTAGAGCAGCATTTAGGGTATCCAATGAAGCTTTGGCTTTCGATTCTTCAGCGGAAATTGCATTGAAACTTTTGTTGAGAGGTTTCAGTTCGTTATCGAGATTCTTGAATGCGGTCTTTGCCGTAGCTGCCGAAACAGAAACTTGAGAAAGTTCAGCTTCGACTTTATTTACAGCACCGATCAAATCTTGCTGTTGTGAAAGCTTATCGAGTTCAGCAGATAACTTTGCGACTTCTGGGGCAGATGCACCACCCTTCTTCGCCATATCCGCAAGCTCTTTTCCAAGCTGTTTAATTTTATCGACACCTACCGTATTGGCAGAAATCGTCAGAGAAACATTGCGATTTGAAGAAGAAGCCATAAGTCACCTAGTAAAAAATGAAAAAGCCCGATGCGCGATTTGCACACCGGGCCGATAGGGATCAACCCGTTATAACTTAGGCATCACGCAAAGCAACCGTGAACGGCTCAGTTTTGCCAGTCGGGGTTTTCAGACGACCAGTCAACTCGATTTCCGCAAAGTCAGAAGCCAAGAAGTCGAACGCACCGTTGGGGGTCATAACACCTTCCCAAACATCTACAACGACGGGCAGTTGGTCGGCAAAGTTGACACCATCCAGCTTGAACTTGGCACGAACCTGAGACTGGGTTGCACCACTGATCTTCGTGCCGGAAATAGCGTTGTAGGAACCGTCAACGTGGATCGTTGCAGTAGACGGGATCGTGCCGGTAGACAACACCTTGACCATGCCCAAACGGTAGTTGACTTCGTAGTCAGTGCCGAGAACGTAGGTAGTGACACCAGTAGTGTCAGTCACGACGAAACCGGCAGTAGCGAAGTTTTCCTTGGACAGTTGAATCCACTTATCGACTTTGGCAGCAGTCAGAACATGAGCTTCATTGGCGATAGTTCCAGACCCTTGAGCAAGCACAGACTGAGTGCCGAACAGTGCCATTGCCAACGACTCTTTGTTGACTTCGGACAAGGTGACGGTGAAGTCTGACGGTTGCGGCAGGGGAACCGACTCGATCACCTGACCATAAGTAGAACGACCACGAGAAGACATTTCCTTCAAGTCGGAATTCGGTTTGATTTCAAACTTTGAGGCTTCGTAAGGGCCAGCAAATTCGAGAAAGGCAGCGGTAGCGGCATCATAACGAGCAATGTAAAGATCACCAGCACCTAGAAATCCACGAGCAGACATTTTGAAACTCCTAATTTAATGCCCTTTAGGGCGAGGTGAGGTCTTCAGAAAAGACCAGATCAATTTCGACAGACGCGGAGACAATGCTTAAACCGTCTTCACGAGGGGCGATATTTTGAGATTTGTAAATCATTTCACGAACCTTCCCGCCAAACCGTATATCGTTTGAAAAGAGAATTCGCTTAATGTCGGAAATTATGTCATGTGCTTTGTCATTCGGATTATCTGGATCACATTCAGAATGACCCTCAATGACGTATCTCGATGTGACTTGAACATTTGTTCGTGTTCCAGCACTAACCTTCGAGTCAGTCTCGATAATCACGATGCAAGGCAGATGAGTCTCATCAAGTCGGCGGCGACCATTGAAAACTTTTAATCCACAATCAGTGTCATATCCGTTTGCCTTCGTGACGTTTAGCAAGCGAGTATGAACTAAATTCATTATGTCTTTTGAAATGCTCATGATGTCCCTAATATCGTCGGGATTTGACGATCAATTTCAAGTTCAATTTCGCTAGACAATCTGTTTGAAACGTCACCATCAATACGATCCCAAACGCCAGTTATCACTTGATGTACGGATGGGCCATAAAGTTGTTTAGTCTTTTTTTGACCCATGACATGAGCAAATATGCCAATTCCGTTTGTGGTCTTGCGAAGGAACGCATAACTTATTGGCTTCAGACCACCACCCGCTTTAACGCCAGAACGAACACCAGCAGTCTTTCGACCAGCGGCAACACCCGCAGTTCGATCACCAGTTCGTTTAGTCCAAGGCATAAGTTTAACTTTAGGATTAGGTCTTACGAAAGCACCATCACCAAACTTTTCATTGAACTTTGCTTCAGTCCATTCGTTAATTTCGGACGAGACTTGATGGATGTAGGTAGCAAGGCGAGTAGCACGATAACGACCAGTGATTTTAGCCTCGACAGAATTCCCACTCACAATTACGGGAGTTAAATCAACTTTGTCTTTGACGTAAGCTGTCGTCAAGTTCACGTCTTTGACTACACCTTGGATAGATTGGTCTTTGGCGTATTTGGAAACAGTAGAGATTGCAGATTTGGCAACAGAAAGAAGTACGTCACCAGATTTAGCAAGACCGTTAATTACAGAATCAATTTCCCGTAACTCGATAGTGATTGTATTGCTCATCGAATAATCACCCGAGTCAAATAACCGTTACCTGAATCAACAGCGTCAATAACATAATCCTTTGTGCCAACGGTAAGCGTATCACCTGCCCTTGGCACAAGAGACTCAAGAAGAAAGGCCACTGTGCGGTACACAGAAACCTCCCCATAAAGCCCATCTACGACTACACCATGCTGAATCGCCGCCACACAAGGCACAGTCCCACGAAGCGTTGCAGTCTCACCGACATGAGTGAGAAGGCGGCTTGTAGCACGAGATTGAGCGGCGGCGAATTTAGACATTTAGGCAGTCAGTTTGATGACGGAACGAGGGCGAGTACAAATCGAAATCGGGTTAGATTGCGATTCAATTTCGATACCCTTGTCCATACGCATGACTTCCTGTTTTGCGTAATACGGAAGACCGTTCGTGTTCACGGTTTCCATATAGTCAGCAGGAGCGTAATTCGTCACGAACAGATCAGAAACACCACTCGGAATCATGTACGCATCACCATCGGCAATGAAGTCAATCGAACCGACCTTGCCACGGTATTCTTCCCAGAAAACACCTCCAAAGTAGAAGCCGCCACGTTGGTCATTACGGAAGAATTCACCGTTTTGGTAACGATCATAGGCGGCGACAACAGCCGCATGGTCAATGAAAGCGTCGAAGAAAGCGGCAGAACACAGAACGCGAATGTCGGAATACATCAGGTTTCCGAGTTCAACTTCCATCAGCCGTTTGGCTTCAACAACTTTGGTGCGAACCTTAGTTGTAGGTGTGCCGAGAACAAGCGACTTAGTTTGCTGAGACACCCCGAAAGTGTTGAACAGATCGAGCAGGACGGTAGAACCGTCAGCGTCCAGAACTTGACCCTTGATAGCACCCATACGCTGATACTCGATGGTTGCATCCAGATTGCGGCGCAGCTTGTTCAGACGCTTGTTGACGATGTTTTGAACAGTCTCGACTTCGGTTTCAGCACCGAAAGCGCGAACGTTTTGAACTTCGTCAGCATTGATCGTCGCACGTTGCGGCAAGTGAACGGGCATGATGCTCAACATCTGGCGTTTGTCACCCTGTACCGGGGCAGCAGGCGCACCACGTTGACCAGCAGAAACCAGATTCAGGGTAGTTCCCTGTTTCTCAATCATCAGCGAAGTCGTGTTGATACCTTCCTCGCTGAACAGACCAAGTTGACCGATACGGCCCGGTTGATGCGGAGCGTCATTAATGCTTTTGGTCAGCGAAGACAGGCTGAAAGCATCGTCGTTAAAAATGTCCAAGGTGGGCATGTTTTTTCCTTTGAAGTTTGAAAATTAAAATGCCCGCTTTTAGCGAACGATGATTCCGAGAGCTTTAAGATCGACAATCCCCGGAGCGTCTTCACCAATGACCTTAACGTCATCGACTTCAGCGTCACGAGCAATAATCACACCCTTCTGAGTACCCGCCTTAATAGGCAGACCAGCGTACAGAATGCCAGCAGCAGTTTGAGTGCCATCAACAGCGCCATTGCTGTAAGGGGCATAGTGACCAGAAGCAGTCACAATACCGACGACAGTACCGGGTTCAATTTCAGCGACGGTTGCGGCGAAGGTAACTTCTTCACGCGACCGAGTGCCGGAAGCCTCGGATAGCAGGAATTCACCGGCATAGTTTGATTCGTTAATCATGTTGAAACTCCTAAAAGTTAAATACGACGAGAAGCCCAAATATCAGCGGTCTTAATCGCCAACGGCTTCTCAATCGTCGGCTTGCTGTTTGAACTCGGAGGAATGCTTGAAGTATGGGTAGACTCATCTTCAGCGGCGATTTTGTTAATCAATGAAGCACGAACAGTCGCAATTGGAGTCATTGCGGTAATAAACGAACTTGCCAATTTAGGCTTTCCGACCAAGGCGCAAATATCACGAATCTCACAAGCAACTTCGAGCGAAGCTGAAAGTTCCTCATCAGTCGTAATGTTGTCACTCAATAGCCAAACACTTGCCAAAT